CAGGTTGGGACGCGCTCGCAGCGGCTTTGCGTGATGATGCAGACAGGGCTCTGGCCCCGGTCCTGATGGCCCGCGACTACGATTTCGACGCGCTTTTGAGCGTCGCCGACACGGATTCCCAGCGCAAAAAGATCGAAGCCGTGCGCAAGTTCGGCGTGTCGCAAGGTGCGCGCGAACTGAAAATCACACGGCGCGCCATGCAGATGGTGCTGCAGCGTCTCGTCCGACTGGCTGCCAGGCGCGGGCTTTCGGTCCAGCACGACATGACTCACGCAGTTCCGGCTGAGTACGAGGTGCGGGGAGTCTCGACGCTGTACAACGCCGAGGGCAAAGTTAGCCAGCAGTGGGTGAAGTCCCGGCTGCGGGATGACGACGCGGCGCGGGCGATGCGGGAAGCCATCGAGGAGATGGCCGCAGAGCACCGTGGCACTGCTAAGCCGGTGAAAGCGCCGGCCAGAAGCATGGCGGGCCTGCTGTCGGTCTATCCCATGGGCGACCCGCATATCGGTGCCTATGCCTGGGCTGCCGAAGCCGGCGAAGACTTTGACGTGAACATTGCCCGGCAGGATCTGCTCGCAGCAGCTGGCCGACTGGTGGAAGTGGCGCCGCCATCTGAGCGTGCGCTGATCGTCAATTTGGGCGACTTCTTCCACGCCGACAGCCTGTCCCAGCTGACCAAGTCCGGCCACAAGCTGGACGTGGACACGCGCTGGCCTCGAGTCCTACGGCTCGGCTGCCATCTGATGGTGGATCTGATCACGCTGGCACTGCGCAAGCACGCCAAAGTGGAAGTGATCAACGCCATCGGCAACCACGACGACCACTCGTCGATCATGCTGTCGGCGTTTCTGGAAGCGTGGTTCCACGCTGAGCCACGGGTGCATGTCTACCCGACGACGTCCAAGTTCCATTACATCGAGCACGGCCGCTGCCTGATTGGCGTTACGCACGGCGACACGGTTAAGCACTTGGCGCTCGGCGAGCTGATGGCATCTGACCAGCCGGAAGCGTGGGGTCGTACAGTCCACAGGTACTGGTACACAGGCCACATCCACCACACCAGCAAAACAGAGCTGCGCGGGGCCGTGGTTGAGTCGTTCCGCACGCTTGCCGCGAAAGACGCCTGGCACGCTTCGCAGGGCTACCGTAGCGGCAGGGACATGTACGCCATCGTGCTGGACAAAGAGCACGGCGAGGTTGAGAGACACAGGTGTGACATTCGGCAGGTGCGCTAAATGGCAACACTCAAACCGATCAAAAGCCGACGCACCGCAGACGCTGAAGTGGTCAAGCTGCGTTGCAACTGCGGCGACCAAAGCTGGCACTTTCGGATCACGCTGATCGGGAATCAGGTGACCGCTGAATGCAGCGAATGCCTGGCCGATTGGGGGCCGTTTTTTGTTTCACCCGTTTCACCTGTGAGACCCGACGATGAGCCAAGCTGAACCGAAAAAGATCCGCAAGTCGCGCACGATTTGGGTGGCTGTAGCAACGGCTGCAGCGGGCGCTGCGCTGACGGTCGCGCCAGAAGCGATGCCTGTGGCAGCGACTGGTCCGGGTCTGATTCTGATTGCGGCGATTAACGCCGCGCTCCGCGTCCTGACGTCTCAGCCGGTCAAGTGATCGGTGGATACGGAAGCCATCATCGCCGGGCTAGTCATGGCCGTGCTGGTGTCAATTGTGACCGGCGCCATTGCCGGCAACGTTGCCTCCCAGCGCACCATTGCCGCGCTGATAGTCCACATCGACTACCTGCGGTCCCACATCGATCGCCACGAAGAAACCATATCCCGAGCCCATCGTCGCATCGACGATCTCGAAAAGCGTTGAGGATTGAACCATGTCTGCAATGAGCGACTACCTTGAGAACAAGCTGGTTGATTTGACGTTGCGCGGCCAGGCGTTCACCGCTCCGGCCACGCTGTATTTTGGGCTTCACACCACGGCCACCACGGATGCTGGCGGTGGCACGGAAGTCTCGGGCGGCAGCTATGCGCGCGTGGCGGTGACGGCATCGCTGGCAAACTTCGCCGGCACGCAGAGCGCAGGCAGCACGACCGCAAGCTCTGGAACCGGCGGCGTCACATCCAACAACGGAACCATCACGTTTCCCGCGCCGACGGCGACCTGGGGCACCGTCACGCACTGGAGCGTCTGGGATGCGTCCACCGCCGGAAACATGCTCTATCACGGCGCGCTGACCACGTCGAAGACGATCAATAACGGCGACGCAGCACCATCGTTCGCAGCCGCCGCGCTCGTCCTGACGTTCGCTTGAGCCTGACGCATGGCTGACAATTTTCCGCAGACGCCGGGCACCGGCCGCAACGTCGCAACCGATCAGGTGACCTATAGCGGCGACACGGCTGACGTGCAGCTGGTGCGCGTGGTAAACACGTCGGGCGCAGAGGGCTCGCGGGTCGTCACAGACAAGCCAGTTTTTCAGACTGAGGACACCGCGCACGCGGACGGCGACCTCGGCGTGCTGATGATGGGCGTCCGCAATCACACCACCGGCAGCACTGCGGACGGCGAGTATTCTGCGATCAGCGTGTCGAGCACTGGCGACCTGCACACCATTGCGCGTCGTGATGTGCAGAGAATCTCTGTCGCGGTCGCAGGCACCAGCACCACGGCTTACGCGGCGGGCGACCAAGTCGGCACACTTTGCACGCTCGCCAACGCGGCGCGGATTTCAGGCGGAACCGGGATGATCCTGGGTGTTAGCCTTCAGGGCTACAATGACGCGATGGGCGCATTTGATGTCGTTTTCTTCGACAATTCAGCCGTGACGCTTGCAGCGGATAACGCTGCATTCAACCTCGCCACAGACGCTGACGTTTTGGAGTCTGTCGCGGTCGTGCAACTCTCTGGCGCGTACGACCTCGGTGCTAACCGAATCGCGCAGGCGTTTAACTTGGCCGTACCGTTTTTTTGCTCGGGTAGCACGTCACTTTACGCTGCGCTAATAACGCGCGCCGCTTTCACAAACGCATCGGGCGAAACGTTGCAGCTTGTGGTGTATGTCGAGCGTAACTGATGGCCTATACATTCGGCGCACTAGCCTCCGACGATGTTACCTTCACATTCGGGTTAACCCTCGGCGCGACAAACCGCGCGCAGCTTATCGCGGGTTGGTGGTATCCGACGACACTCACAGCAACGCGGGGCCTTTGGTCGGCCGGTAACGTAATGGGCGCTGAAATAGCGGCCACGACAAGCGAGCTTGTACTCAGAACGGACAACACGACTGACGGGCAGTGGACGACTACCGGTGCAAATCTGGTGGTCAATGAATGGCGATTTCTCGCGTTTTATCTGACCGCAATAAACACCCCTGCTGCCCAGTGGCGCGTGTGGTCGGGCGACCTGCAAACACCGCCAGCAGCCTGCACGATCACGGTGAACACTGCGCCGGCTGGCAGTTTCGTCGGAAACACGAGCTTTTACGTCGGCAACAAAGGTACCAGCGCCACGCAGGCGTTTCAGGGTGCTGTTGGAAACGTGGCGGGCGCTGCACTGGGCAATGCCGCGCCCCCCTTAGGTATCTTCAATAGCACTGCCTTCGGTCAATTAAACGCCGAGCAAGAGCTGTGGATTTATCAGAATTACGTTCTCCAGTACTGGCTCGGCGAGGCATGGCCGAGAGCGATGCAGGACACATCCTACGGTGGCGGGGGCAACGTAGCCGCGTTTTTTATGGACATGGACTGCACTCCATCCCCACGGGTTTGGCAGTTTTCTAGCGGAACGGCGGCGACGTTTTTGGCGCCAGCAGTCAGCGGTGCAACTAAATCCTTGCTTCGCTCGCCAATCGGCAACGGGAGCCTGAAAATCTCAAAGCAGATATTCGTGAGGCGCTGATCCATGTCGCTCCTGCTGCTGTTTAAAAGCGCAGCGGCATCGAGCACCGCGCTGGATGCGGCTGCATCCGCCAGCGTCACCAGCTCGGCGTCACTGACGACGCAGATCCGGCTGGCCGCATTTGCCAGCGCGTCCGTCACGGCATCAGCCGCGCTCACGACGCAGATCAGGCTGGCGTCAACTGTCAGTGCATCGGCGACCTCGAGCGCGGCGATCACCACGGCCGTGCGCCTGGCATCAAGCCTGAGCGCATCGGTCACGCAGGCTTCCGCGCTTACAACGCAGATCCCGCTGGCTGCATCGGCTGCGGTATCCGTCACATCGACGGCCGCTCTGACCGCACAGATCAGGCTGGCAGCTTCAGCCTCGGCTGCTGTCACAGCGACCTCAGACCTGACGACCAGCACGGCAGGCGCGGCACTGGCCGCCTCGGTCAATGTGTCGGTGTCGCAGGACTCGCTGCTCACAGCACAGACGCGTTTTGCGTCATCGGTGCAGGCAGCCGTCACTGCGACGGCAGGGCTGAGCACACAGATCCCGCTGGCCGCCTCGGTCAGCACGACAGCGACAGCATCGGCTGCGCTGTCCACGCAGATCCGGCTGGCTGGCTCACAGACCGCGTCGGTCACGCAGACCAGCGCACTGACAGCGCCAGGCGCAGGGCTTGCCGCATCTGCGTCGGTATCGGTCACATCCAGCGCGGCACTGACGACAGCGGCAGGGTTTGCTGCCTCGGTGCAGGCAAGCACCACTGCCTCGGCTGCGCTGAGCACAAGTGTGCGGCTCGCCGCGACAGCCAGCGCGAACACGACAGCATCTGCCAGCCTGACCACGGGCATCCCGCTCGCGGCCACAGGATCGGCAACAGCAACCGGCAACGCATCGATCACCACAGGCATTCGCCTGGTGGCGTCGAATGGCGTGCTGGTGACCGGTGCGGCAGGGCTATTCACGGGCATCCCGCTGGCTGCGGTGGCTGCGGTGGCGGTCACGGGCAGCGTCACGCTGACGGTGGTTACGGCAGCTGCAGCGCCAAGCACCAGGACGTTCACGGTCACTGCAGATACGCGCGGCTTCATCGTTGCAGCAGAGACGCGAGGCGGGAGCGTTCCCGCTGAATCCAGAACTTTCCAGATCACCACAGAGAACCGGACTCAGACGGTGACGGAGGACGCGCGCGCGTTTGCCATCGCCGCTTAGCGGTGAGGGTAGCGCATGTTCGCAGCAGTCAAAGATCCACAGGCGACGCTGGACTATCGCTTTGACTGGGCCGCATGGCTCACCACAGACACGATCAGCACGGTGACGTGGACGGTGCCTGTCGGCATCACGCAGACGGCAGCCACTAATACAACCACGACAGCCACGATCTGGTTGTCGGGCGGGACTGTGGGCACGCGTTACACCATCGTCTGCCGGATCAGCACGGCAGCCGGACGCATCGACGAGCGCAGTCTGTTGGTGAGCGTGCAACAAAAGTGACATGGCATACGACACCACCGGCCTCCCGTGGCTATGGCGCGGCGTGGAAGCGGCTGCGGAAGGTGGTGATTCAGAGAGACCGAGGTCTCTGCCAGCTCTGCAAGAAAGCGGGATTGGTTCGGGCCGGAACAGACGTCGACCACATCATCAGAAAGGCCGACGGCGGCACGGACGCACTTGAAAACCTACGGCTCCTGTGTCGTCCGTGTCACGACCGCGTGACCAACGATGCAAACAGCACCGCAATGCCGTTCGACGCACGAGGCTTCCCGACAAAATCCTGCCACCACTGGGGGGGAGGGTGAAACCCTGTTAGAGCTCAGGGTACCGCCGGGGGGGCCACAATTCTTTTAATGCTGTAGAACCCGAGCAACCGACATGGAACAACGCGGACGCAAATCCGCCGCCCGACTGGCGATAGCGCCGGTCGCAACGCTGAAGAGAATCCCCGAGCCGCCACAGCATCTGACGCCTGGACAAGCTGACGTCTGGCGCGGCGTGATGCGCACGGTGGTGTCGGAGTTCATTACCGAGGACGCACACCCGGTCCTGGTGGAGTTCTGCCGCGCAATCGAATTAGCCGACCAGGTCGCCGCGCAGCTTGCCGTATTTGATCCGGCATGGCTGGCAGATGACGACGGGCTGAAGCGCTGGGACAAGCTCACACAGATTCAACACCGCAACCAGGGCGTGATTGCTGCACTGGGCGGGAAGCTGCGCATTAATCCATCCAGTCGTGTGCGGGCAGAGAATGCCGCCACGGTGATGAAGCGCGGCAACGGCGGAAAACGGAAACCGTGGGAAAGCGAAGACTAAGCACCCGCGCCAGCCGGAACGCCGAGTGGATTGAACACTTCTGCCGCGTGCCCGAGGGCAAGCTGGTCGGCCAACCGGTGAAGCTGACGGCTGAGCAACGGCAATGGCTGGCGATGATCTACGACACGCCCACGCGTCTGTTCGTGTTGTCGATGGGAAGGAAGAACGCCAAGACAACGTTTTCGGCCATGCTGCTCCTACTGCATCTGGCGGGACCGGAAGCGAAAGCGAACGCGCAGCTCTACAGCGCGGCGCAGTCTCGAGATCAGGCGGGCATTCTGTTTGCGCTGGCCGCCAGAATCGTGCGGATGTCGCCGGATCTGAATCATTACGTCCAGATCCGAGACACCGCAAAGCAGCTGTTATGCCCCGAGCTCGGCACGGTGTATCGCGCACTCTCGGCAGACGCCAGTACGAACTACGGCCTGTCGCCATCGTTCGTCGTGCATGACGAACTGGGGCAGGTGCGCGGCCCGCGCTCCGAGCTGTACGAGGCGCTCGAGACAGCCTGCGCGGCGCAGCTGGATCCGCTGTCCGTGGTGATTTCCACGCAAGCGCCGACCGATGCCGACCTGTTGTCGGTGTTGATTGATGACGCCAAGACGGGCGCGGACCCACTTGCAAAGTTGGCCCTATACACCGCCGACATGGAGCTGGACGCGTTCGGAGACGACGCCATCCGGCAGGCTAACCCGCACTTTGACGTGTTCATGAACAAGGAAGAGGTGCGACGGCAGGCCGAAGACGCGCGCCGTATGCCAAGCCGGGAAGCCAGCTACCGCAACCTGATTCTCAACCAGCGGGTCGAAGCCCGGCAGCCGTTTATCTCGCGCGCGGTCTGGGAAGAAAACGGTTCGGCGGCCGAGGGCGAGTTTCCGTCCGGGCCGTGCTGGCTGGGGCTAGACCTGTCCAGCGTGTCCGATCTCACGGCGTTGGTAAGTGTTAGCCCGCGCGATGACGCGTGGGATGTTCACAGCACGTTTTGGCTGCCGGCTGATGGGCTGGTGGAGAAGTCCCGTGCCGACCGCGTGCCTTATGACCTTTGGGAAAAACAGGGCTTTCTGCGGACCACGCCGGGCGCGTCGATTCAATACGACTTCATCGCGGAATATTTGCGCTGGCTGTTCGACACCTGCGATGTTCGGGGCGTCGCTTTTGACCGATACAACATGCGTTTCCTCAAGCCATGCCTTGTGCGGGCGGGCTTCAGCGATGAAGAGCTTGAGCGTTTCCACGACTTCGGGCAGGGCTTCGTGTCCATGTCCCCGGCGCTGCGCGAGCTCGAAGCGCTCCTGCTGGGTCGCAAGCTCCGGCACAGCACGCACCCGGTGCTGACGATGAACGCGGCCAACGCCACGGTTCAGTCAGACCCCGCAGGAAATAGGAAATTCACTAAAGCCAAATCATCCGGCCGCATCGACGGCATGGTGGCACTTGCAATGGCGGTCGCGATCGCCACCGTGGAGGAAGAGATGGTTGCTGACTTGTGCATGGTGCTCTGATGTTTGGACTCACCACCCAGAAAGAACTCAACCGCCAGCTGAACGCGCTGCGCGACGAGTTCAAGAATGTGTCCGGCTGGCAGAACGCAGACTCCGCGCTGTGGGATGCGTTCGGCGTGGTGCCTACTTCGGCCGGTGTATCGGTCACGCCGGAGAGCGCGAAGCGCTGCTCGGCTGTGTCGGCCTGCGTCAACCTGATTGCCGGGACGATTGCGTCCACGCCGCTGCCGATCTTCCGCCGCACGCCGGAAGGGCGGGAGCGCGCGGACCACGAATTCTGGTGGCTGCTGAACGAGCAGCCCACGCCGGAGATGACGGCGGCCAGTTGGTGGGAGTGGATGATCAGTTCGATGCTGCTCCGCGGTGACGGCATCGCCGAGATCGTCCGCGCCACGCCTGGCAGCTCCATCATCAAAGCGCTTGTTCCGCTGGAGCGTGAAGACGTCGTCGTGGCCGAGGGCTCGGATGGCGCGCTCGTTTACGGCTACCGCGAAGACGGCAAGACGCGCGGGATCCGGCAGGAAGATGTTCTCCACTTCCCCGGCTATGGATTCAACGGTCTGTCCGGCCAGTCCGTAATCACTGCTGCCGCGCGCCAGGCTATCGGCACCGCGCTCGCAGCGGATGAATACGCGGGCGGGTTCTTCAGCCGTGGCGCCTCGCCATCGGTTGCGATCGAGTACCCGGCCGGCGTCGCACCGAAGCCCGAGCAAGCTGAGTTCCTGCGGCAACAGTTTGACGACCGCTATAGCGGCGTGAAGAACAGCCACCGCCCATTGGTGCTGATCAATGGCGGCAAGCTCTCGCCGGTGTCTCTGACGCCGCAGGACAGCCAGCTGCTGCAGACGCGGCAGTGGCAGGTGATCGACATTGCGCGCGCGTTTGGCGTGCCGCCCGTCCTGATCGGCGAATCCGAGAAGACATCGAGCTGGGGCTCGGGCGTTGAGCAGATCCTGCGGGCGTTCCTGACGTTCACGCTGAATCCCCGCCTGGTGATGATCGAGCAGGAGTTGAACCGCAAGCTCTGGCCAAACCGCGAACGCTACTTCGCTGAATTTAATCGGCAGGGCTGGCTTGAGGGCGACTCTGCCGCGCAGGCCGAATACTTCCAGCGCGCACTGGGCGGTCCCGGCGCACAGGGCTGGATGACCGTTAACGAAATCCGACGCATGAAGAATCTCCCACCCATCGCCGGTGGCGATGAAATTGTCAAAGCAGGAGCCACGAATGCACCAGCGCAGTCAGCTTGAGATTGTGAACATGACGACGCCGCGCGAAAAGCTCCGCATCGTGAACGCGGCCGACATAGCCACCGTCTACCTCTACGACATGATCGGCGGCTGGGATGGCGTGCAGGCCGGTGACTTCGTCCAGGCGCTGAACGCGCTGGATGTGAAGCACATCAATCTGCGCATCAACTCACCCGGCGGTTCCGTGTTCGACGGCCGCGCCATGGCCACCGCTATCAAGGCGCACCCGGCCAGCGTCACGGCTTACGTGGACGGCATCGCCGCCTCGGCCGCCAGCTGGATCGCCATTGCCGCGGATTCGGTTGTCATGGCTGACGGCAGCTTTCTGATGATTCACAACGCGCAGGCCGGCGTGCTGGGTGACCGCCATTCCATGCTCGACATGGCCGGCGTGCTTGAGCAGTTGGACAACAGCTTCATCGCCGATTACGCCACGAAGACGGGCAAGCCTGCCGCCGAGCTCGGCGCGCTGATGGACGCCGAGACGTGGTTCTCCGCACAGGATGCGGTGGACATGGGCTTCGCTGATCGCGTCGAAACCGGCAAGCAGGCCAGCAACCGCTGGAACCTGACGGCCTACCGCAATGCTCCGCAGGAGCTGCTTGCGCCGGCGCCCACACCGACACCCACAAACACCCAACCCGCGGCACCTGATCGCCGCGCACTGGCCGAGAAGCGCCTCGCGCTGCTCGAGAGGCTGGCCGCCTAAACCGCCAAACACACCACGAAACAAAGCGCCTCCGGGCGCTTTTTTTTCGCCTCCGAATCGCAGCAACGGCGCTCGCCGCCTCGCTCGATAACAGCCGCCATTTGGCGGCTTTTTTGTTTTCACCAACGAGGAAAGCCACCATGGCATTGAACGTCAACGAGATGCGCGAGCGCCGCAACTACGTCGCCAAGCAAGCGCGAGAACTGCTGAACGGCAGCGCCGAGAAAGAGTGGACTGCTGATCTTCAGTCCAAGTACGACACCCACATCGCCGAGATCGACGGCATCGATGCGCGCATCGCAAACGTGCAGAAGATCGCCGACCGCGACGCCGAGAAGGCGTTCGAGGACATGGGCGGCCGTGAGGTGCAGAACGTGGACGCGCGTCAGGTGTTCAACACCTGGGCACGCCGCGGCGTTGAGGGCATGAACGCGGAGCAGCTCTCGCAGTTCCGCAACACCATGTCCACCACGACGAGCTCCGAGGGCGGCGCGACGGTTCCGACCATCGTCAGCCAGAACCTGATCGACTCGATGAAGGCCTACGGCGCCATGCGCGCTGTCTCCACGGTTCTCGCCACCAGCGACGGCAAGCCGCTCACGTTCCCGACCTCCGACGGCACGTCTGAGACGGGCGAGTGGATTGCGCAGAACGTCACCGCCACCGGCGCGGATCCGACGTTTGGCACCGTAAGCCTGAACGTGTTCAAGGCCTCGTCCAAGATCGTGGCGGCTCCCATTGAGCTGCTGCAGGACTCGGCCATCAACATCGAGGCGTTTATCGTTGCCCGACTGGCGCAGCGTCTGGGCCGTGTGGCTAACACCGGCTACACCACCGGCGGCGGCTCCACCGTTCCCGATGGCGTGGTTCCCCGCTCCAGCGCTGGCAAGGTCGGCACCACCGGCCAAACCACCACGATCATTTTCGAGGACATCATCGACCTGATCCACTCGGTCGATCCGGCTTACCGCAGCAACCGCTGCGTGTTCATGGCCTCCGATGCTCTCGTCAAAGTGATCCGCAAGCTGAAGGACGGCTCCAACCGTCCGCTCTGGACGCCCAACGACACGCAGGGCATCCAGACCGCTCCCAACGGCGGCGGCAATGGTGGTTACAGCGCGCAAGACGCAGCGGTTCCCTACGACCTGCTGATGGGCTATCCGCTGTACATCAACAACGACATGGCCTCGCCTGCGGCCAACGCGAAGTCGCTGGTCTTCGGTGACTTCTCCAAGTACGTCATCCGCGACGCCATGGACGTGCAGATGTTCCGCTTCACCGACTCGGCGTACACCAAGCTCGGTCAAGTGGGCTTCCTCGCGTGGATGCGCACCGGCGGCAACCTGCTCGACACCGCAGCGGTCAAGCACTACGCCCACAGCGCTACCTAAGCGCCACCGCGCTCGCCATCTTCGGGTGGCGGGCGCACCTCTTCCTCTTTCTGAGACTTACACATGGCTCGAAAGAAACCCGATGCGAGCGGCGCTGTGCGCGCTCGTGTTCTGACTGATTGCCAGCTTGGCAAAGCCAACGACGTCGTCGAGCTCCCCGCAGAAGCGGCCGAGCAGATGGCAGCGTTTGGCCTGATCGATACCGACGCAGACGCCGTCGATTACGCCGAGAGCCTGGCATGAAGCTGGTCACCGTCACCGCGCCCACCGAAGAGCCGGTGAGTCTCGACGACGCCAAAGCGCAGGTATCAATCATCGACGACACCAGCCACGACGCACGGCTTCTGCGCCTGATCAAAGCTGCGCGCCTGCAGGCTGAAGCGCACACCGGAATGCGTGCGATGACGCAGACGGTACGGCTGGAGCTGGACACGTTCCCGTCCAGCCGCAGCGACGTCGGCCGGTGGGAAGCCGAGATGATCTCCGTCTCCCGGAATGAATATCGAGGCTTCCGCTCGCACGGCGCGATTGATTTGGGCGTCTATCCCGTGCAGTCCATTACGTCTGTGCAGTACGACGACACCAATGGCGTGCAGCAGACGCTGACGCTGAATACCGATTACTACGCCGACATCTCCGGCATGGTCCCGCGGATTCTTCCGGTCAATTCCTGGCCGGATACCAAAGACGGCAAGCCGGGATGCGTGCGCATCACGATGGTCGTGGGCCACACGTCGGCGGATCTGGTGCCGGAAGACTTTAGCCAGGCAGTGCTGATGCGACTGGCTGAGCTGTTTGACCAGACGGCCGAGAGCGTCCAGGGCATGAGCAATGCTGCCTCGGTAGGCTTTGAGCTTCTTCTGTCGCCGCACCGCCGGATGACGGTCTGATGCGCCTGCTTTCGAGCACGGCTGTCATCAAGCAGCCGGTGTCATCGCGGGATGCGTATGGCGCACTGGTCACGACGTGGACCACATTTGCCACCGTGCGCGCATCCATCAACAGCAGCCGGGGCGGTGAAGACGAGCCGCACGGGACGCAGCGCGGGACGCTCAACCACGCGATTTTTATTCGCTACCTGGCGGGCATCAACAACCTGATGCGCGTCGAGATTGAGGGCCGCACGCTTGAGGTGCTGGCCGTGGTCGAGCAGGGCAGGAAGCACATGATCGAGCTGTCCTGCAGGGAGTTGCTGTGATTGATTCGCGGGAGTTTGACGCTTCGCTCAAAGACCTGCTTAAGCGGCTGGATGAACTGCCGGGGAAAATCGAAGCTAACATTGTGCGCGGCGCTCTGCGCGTGGCGCTTAAGCCAATCTTTGAAGCCGCCAAAGCGGACGCGCCAGTTGGTGATACGGGCAGGCTGCAGCAGTCTGTTCGCGTGTCATCAAGCATCAAATCCAAGCGCGGTGAAGTAATTTCGCAAGTTAAGGCCGGCGGCAAAACGCCTAAAGGCTACGCCTTCCACGCCTACATGGTGGAACGTGGAACAAGGCCGCACGGAAAGCATCCCGGAACACCGGCGCGTCCGTTCATGGAGTCGGCGTTCAATGAGCACTCTGACGAGTTCGTGAAGCTCTATTCGGACTACATGCGTAAGCGCATTCCAAAGGAACTAGGCAAGCGTGGCATCAGCTGAACAGATCGTGTATTCGCTGCTGTCCGGCGTTGCTTCTGGCGCGGTGTATCCGCTCAAGCGGCCGACGCTGACTACCTGCCCGGCCGTGGTGACGCACTTTCTTTGGATGTCGCCAGAGCCAACGCTCTCGCAGAGCGCAGGCGCAAACCTGTACACCGCACGCGTGCAGGCGGACTGCTTCGAGCAGACATACGCAGGACTAAAGACGCTGGTGGACGCGGTGCGCGCTGCCGTGCATTTGAAGTCCGGTGTCTTCGCAGGCAAAACACTTGCCTCGTCTGTTCTTGACATGGTTTCACAGGACGAATACGACTCCGAAAACAGCATATTCGCGCAGTCCGTTGTTTTTCAGATTCTCTACTACGACTAATTTCTGTCCCACGCTGGCGATGCCGGCTTAACCACATTTCCCGCGTTGGGAAAGTTCACGCATCAGGAGAGCCCAAATGCCTATCGCAACCGGTATTGCCAAGCAAGTCCGATACAAGACGGAAGTTACCTACAACACAGCGCCTGGCGCCGCCAGCGCGCAGCTGCTGCGCCGGGTGGAGTCCACAATTGGCGTTGAGAAAGACACGTACCAGTCTGCGGAACTTCGGAGCGACTATCAGATCTCCGACTTCCGCCACGGCACCCGCCGCACGATGGGCAGCATCAAGGGCGAGCTGTCGCCGCGGACCTATTCGGATTTCATCGGTGCCGCCTTGCGCCGAGACTTTGCTGCAGTCACCGCGATTGCTGGCGCATCAATCACCATTGCTGGCGCCGGCCCCTACACCATCACCCGCGCAGCCGGTTCGTTCCTGACCGACGGCATCAAAGCGGGCGATGTGATCCGGCTTTCTGTTGGCACGTTCAACGCCAACAACCTGCTGAAAAACATCTACGTCGTAAGCCTGACGTCTACGGTCTTGACGGTGATCGTGCCCAACGGATCGACGCTGACCGCCGAGGGTCCGATTGCATCGTCGACCGTGACCGTGTTTGGCAAGAAGACGTTTACGCCGGCCACAGGCCACACCGATAAATCGTTTGCCATTGAGCACTGGTTCTCCGATGCCACGCTCTCCGAGCTCTACACCGGTTGCAAGATTTCCACGCTGGACCTGGCGCTGCCGCCCACCGGCATGGCCACCATTGATGTCGGTCTGATGGGGTCTGGCGGAATCACCACGGCGTCATCGGCCTACTACACCAGCCCGACCGCAGCCACCACCACCGGCATCGCTGCCGCCGTCAACGGCGTGCTGTACATCGGCGGCTCTGCGGTAGCCACCTGTACCGGGCTTTCGCTCAAGGTGGATGGTGGATACAGCGGCGACCCCGTGGTGGGCTCCAATGTCATGCCGTCTATCTTTGCTGGCCGCGTCAACGTAACCGGCCAGTTCTCGGCATATTTTGATTCGGCCACCTACCGTGATGCGTTCCTGAACGAGTCCGAGCTCGCCATCAGCGTAGTGCTGACGTCTGACAACACGGCCGCCTCGGATTTCGTGGCGATCACGGTTCCGCGCATCAAACTGGGATCGGCTCAGCGCTCGGATGGAGAAAAGGGGCTAATGCTGACGTCTGACTTCCAGGCGCTGTTCAATGGAACGGGCGGCACCGGCACATCGTCTGAGCAGACCACGCTTTCAATTCAAGATTCCGCAGCCTGAGGATTCTGCATGTTTGATATTTCGTCGATTGTCGAGAATGACACCGGGGTGGTTGAGCTTCGCCATCCCGAGTCGAACGCTCTCTTGGGCGCGTCCATCACCGTTGCCGGTCTTGGCCACCCTAAGCGCAAGCGCATTGAGTTTGCCCGTGCCCGCGCTCTGCGGGCTCGGGTGGCGAAGCGTGGGCGCTTGGAGCTGACCGACCCGGTTGAGGATGAGGAGTACGAGATCGAGCGGCTGGCAGCCTGCACGCTTTCATGGGAAGGCATCAACCGTGACGGCAAGGCGATTCCCTGCACGCCGGAGGAATCGGCCGCCTTGTATGAGAGCGCTGCTTGGATTCGCCGCCAGGTGTCCGCGTTTCTGGATGACGCGGTAAATTTTATCGCCAGCTCGGCGAAAGACTAGCGCGAAGGGTCGGCCGTGATGTCCGCCTTAACCGGCGCCGAGCTGATGGCTCGACGCTGCGCGAGCACTTCATGGCAGCCGAGCGTGCCGGGGTTGAAACCGGCGAGCTTGACGAGGAGCCGTTGCCAGCGGGGTGTGAACTGCTGCTTGAGTTGTATTGGCAGCTTCGGCGTGCAGCTGGCTCAGGTGGATTCGGTCACGCAGCGATTGCGTTTTCAGAGATTGCTGCCTGGCAGTCTCTGACGGGCGTTGAGCTGACGTCTGCCGAGCTTGATTTGTTGACCGACATGGATGCCGCCGCCTTGGCGGCATTTGCGGAGAGCGTGGAATGAGCACAACCGTCGGCGAGCTGGTCGTTGAGGTCCGCGCAAAAGTGGACCGCCTTGCCGGTGACATGGACAAGGCAAAGGGGTCTGTCAACCGGTCCATGAATGACATCAAGGGCGCGGCATCGGCCGTGACGGGGTACCTGTCGGCGATTGGCGTAGGCGCGTTCGCTGGCTACATCAAGTCGGCCATCGATGCGGGCGGCGCGCTGTTTGATCTGTCGAAAAAGACGGGCATCTCGACAAAGGATCTGTCATCGCTGGAATACGCTGCAAAGATGTCCGGCACCACGCTTGAGGGCGTGGCGGGTGGCTTGAAGAAGCTCGCCAGCAACATGGTGGCCACTTCGCAGGGCGCATCGTCTAACGCAGAAGCATTCAAGGCGCTAGGGATCTCCGTAACGGATACCGGCGGCAACCTGCGCAGCACTCAAAGTGTGATGCTCAGCGTGGCTGATCGGTTTGCTGGGATGCAGGACGGCGCAGAAAAGAGCGCGCTAGCGGTAAAGCTCTTTGGCAAGTCCGGCACTGATCTGATCCCGCTGCTGAACGAAGGATCCAAAGGCATTGAGAAGATGCAGGGCACGGCTTCCGCGCTTGGCCTCACGCTCACGGATGAAGCCGCTGCGGGCATGGAAAGCCTCGGCGATAGCATGGACACCATCGGCATGGCGGGGCAGGGCATCGCACGTCAGTTTGCGGCAGAGCTGACGCCAGCCATCAGCGCTATTGCGGGCTCTTTTCTCGGCGCTGCCACTGAGGGTGGCGCACTGGCGGGGGCTGTGGCTTTGCTTTCAAAGGCCTTCAAGTCTTTGGTGTCGGTTGCGGTCGGCGTTGTTGCGGTTTTTGATGTGCTGGCGCGCGCCACACTAACAACCTTTTCTATCATCGGCAACGCCATCAAGGGCGACTTTACGCAGGCGCGCAACGACTTCCAATTTCTCACGGAGGACATGAGCACTATATTCAGCGAAGCGGGCGCCAAAATAAACGCGGTATGGGCATCTCAAGAAGCCGCGCAGAAGCCGGTCACAGAAGGGTTGCGCGAGCATGAAACGCAGACCCGCAACGTCACTGCCGCGGTTGGCGAGAACGCGTCCAAACTTCAAGGCGTCATCAAGGCGCTGGACGATGAGCGCGAGATGCTTGGATTGACGGCTGAGCAATCCGAAATCTATAAACAACAAACAGCGGCTGGCGTCGCGGCAAACTCTGAGGCAGGCAGGCTTATCGCGGAAAAAGTCACGCAGCTTTTTGCAGAGCGCCAGGCTGTTGACGAGGCCACCGCTGCAGCAGAGGCGGCTGCAACTGCGTCCAAAGAGCACCAACAGGCAATCGCAGAGCAGACAAACACCCTGCGCGAACGGGTGGACACTCTGAGCGAGGAGATGGAAGTTGCCGGAATGACAGGCCAGCAGATTGAGGAGCTGGCGCTTGTTCGTTTGCGTGAGCGCGAGGCGCAACTCGATGCCATCATCGCCTCCTCTGGAATGACAGCGGAGCGCCAGGCGGAAAAGGAAGCGATTGCCGAGCAGATCAGGCTGCAAACTGACCTGGTGTCGCTGGTTGGAAGGAAAGAAATCGCAGAAGCACAAACCGAGCAGGCTGCCGCCGCGAAAGAAGCGTGGACGGAAACCGCGCGCAGCATTGAAAACGCTTTAACCGATTCGCTTATGCGCGGCTTCGAAAGCGGCAAGGGCATGGTGCAGTCGCTTAAAGACTACATCGTTAATGCTTTTAAAACGACCGTGGTCAAGTTTGTCGTGCAGGCCATCATGGGTGGGGTGGGTGGAATGATCCCCGGCATGGCTAGCGCTTCAACTGGCGCAGGCGGCGCAATGGGGACGCTGAGCAATTTGGGTTCGTTGTTCAGTGCCGGCAAGTCACTCTTTAGCGGCGGGTTCAGTTCAATGCTCAGCGGCCCAGGCGGCGCGCTGGGTGACAGCCTATCGTCTCTCCGGTTCGGGCTCGGCGACATCGCCAGCAAGCTTGGCTTTGACAAAATGGCCGCCGGGTTCAACTCCCAAGCGCTTGAGATCAAGAGCTTCGGCGCCAACATCATGGACATCGGCGCCAACATGGGCGCCGGATTCCTCGGCAGCTTGGCAGGCAACAAACTCGGACAAGCTATTTTCGGCGAGCGCCAAACCACCGGAATCGGCGGAACCATCGGCGGCGTTCTGGGGTCGGCCGGCGGGCCAATTGGCACCATGATCGGCAGCTTCCTCGGCAGCCTAGCGGAGAATGCAATCGGGAAGATTCTGGGTTTGGGCGATCAGGCCAAGTGGGGAAAGCTGGGTATCACGACCGGCAGCGATGTGCCAACAGACGGGTCTGCGCTTCAAACAATGACGGGCGCCTCCGGCCTGCAGCTCACCGCTGTTGCCAAACGAACGGACGAAGCGGCCGCGCTTCAGCTGCTGGAAGGCTTTGCAGCGATAGACCAGTCGCTGACCACGTTTGCGCGCGCGGCCGGCGTCACCGTGGACTTTTCCAAGAAAGTCCTGGGAAACACAAATCTAAACGTCGAAAATCAAGGCCCGAACAACTCGTTCGGGGTTGGCGACCGGCTGGACAAGTTCAGCGCGGACAAAATCAAGACATCAGCCGACGACTTTGCGCGCGCGTGGGTGTCGGAAATCGACGATCAACTTTCAAGCCGCATTAAATCCATCATGGGCGACACCAGCCGGCGCACTGCAGGGCAAATCGTCGAGCTGTTTGGCTTTGCCACGACGATCGACAAGCTGCTCAGCGTAAACGTGGTCCAGGAGGCGGCCAAAGCGCGCGAGGCGGCCGAGTCGCAATCCCGCAGTCTTGACGTCTACTCCGAGGCGTCAAACAAAGTGCGACAGCTGTCAGAAGACTTTGACGGCAGCACGCAGTCAATGACCGCGCTGTCAGAAGCGCTAACCGCCCAGAAAGTGATCGCGGCACAAATCGCGCAGGCGTATGAGGAACTGGCGGTTGCCATCAATGCGTCATTTTTGAGCGCAATTGATGAAATCCGGCAGTCGCTAATGTCGCCGGAGGAGACGATTTCGGCGAACAAGTCGCGAATCGACGCGGCTGTTGCAGAGCTTCGCGCAGCCGCCGACCCCGAGACTATCGCCAACCTGTCGGCCGAAATCCAGTCTCTCGTGAAAGCCACGTTTGGCATGTTGGACAAAGACCAGCAGAAAGTGCAAGGCCAGCAGTTCATTGATTTGCTGACAGAGTCCAACGCAATCGCCGCGGCGCGGCTTGAGGAGAGCAAAGCGGCGCTTGCGGCAAATGAAGAAGCGCTGAAGAACAGCGTGGACCAAAGCCTGGCGGCATTTGCCGCTAGCGTTGAGTCGCTGGCGTCATCACAGGCAGCGCAGTCCGCGGAGGCCGCAGACCGGACGGCAATCGCCATCGCGGGGCTAAACGGCTCGGTTCAGGCGGGCACCGCCTCTGTTGTCGGCGCTATCAGCGGGCTGCGCGAGTCGATTGCATCGGCCGTAAACTCAGCGGCAACGTCGTCGTCATCGGCCATTGCATCGCTGACCAGCAGGTTGGATGCGATTGAGTCGTCGGCGCGCCTACAGCGGGCAGGGCCGAATGGCTGAGATTGTTACGATTGATGTGACGGCTCACAACGGCACCACAACCACCACGCTTCGGTTCGCCACGCAGGCCTATACGACATCCGCAACCGACTCGCCAGCGCATTCGTTTTATGACGGCAGGGTAGCCCAGCCGGGCAACATGCGGCGCACAGCTTTTGATCAGGGCACGACCTACGGACTGAGCCAGATCGGGTACGGGGAGGTTGTGCTCGTCAATGTGGACGGCAGGCTGGATCAATACCTGACCTACGGGTTTGCCGGTTTCGGGATTGTGATCAAGCGCGGCGTGAAATCGCCAAATCAGGCCACGCCGACATGGACAACAGTGCTGTCCGGCGTGATGGATTCGGTCGACTTTTCATGGTCTGAGGTGTCGATCAAGATCCGCGACAGACAGCAAGAGCTGCTAAATCCGCTGCAGGCGGCGCGCTATGGCGGCACGAACGCGCTGCCGGCCGGGCTTGATGGCGTGGCAACCGACCTGCAAGGCAAGTGCAAGCCTATCTTGTTTGGTCGTGCGCGCAATGTTTCGCCGCCATGCGTCAACACCACCCGTCAAATCTATCAGTTGAGCGATGGGGTGATCCAGTCGGTTGATGCCGTCTATGACCGCGGGACAGCGCTTACCGCTGGGGCGACCTATGCGTCGCAGGCGGACATGGAAACCAACGCTCCTGCCGCGAGCCAGTATCGCGCGTGGCTGAACGCCGCCGGCTCATTCATCCGCCTCGGCTCTGCGCCTGCCGGGACGCTGACGGTGGATGCGTCGCAGGGCGCTGCGGTCAGCAACCGCACGCCTGCGCAGCTGATGTCCCAGGTGCTGCAGAAGGCAGGCATAGCCGCCGGGGACATTTCGTCCGCTGACATCACCGCGTTGGATGCCGTTGCGGCGTTCGAGTGTGGCCTGCTGACCGACTTTCAGTCGGAGCAGACCGGGCGGCGCGCAATGGATGCGCTTGCCAATTCAGCTGGTGCCTTCTGGGGCGTGGATCGGCTTGGAAAGTTTCGGATGAAGCAGCTGGCTGCCCCATCCTCCGGCGACTCGATTGGCACGCTGTCGGCTGTTGATGTTCTTGCGATCGATCGCGTGCGGTCAGGCGATTCCGGCGGTGGCGTGCCGGCGTGGCAAGTAAAGGTGCTGTATTCAAAAGTTGAAACAGTCCAGAAAGACCTGGCGGCAACGATCGCGCAAACGTACAAAAACGAACGATCCGAGCAATACCGCAAAACCGTTGCGAATGATTCGGCCATCAAAACTCAGTGGCCGCGCGCGGTTGAGCTAGAGTTTGAGACTGTCTTGCTTTCGGCGACTAATGCCGCCGCCGAAGCCACCCGGCGGCTGAACCTATACAAGGTGCGGCGTGACACGCTTTCAGTTCGCGCTCGGCTTTCCAATGCGTTGGCGGCATTGATTGATATTGGATCAACCGTTGTTCTGGCGTTGCCACGCTTTGGGATGTCCGCAGGCAAGCCGTTCATTGTGACCGGCATCCGCACCGATCTGAGAAACAACATTTTCGAGCTGACGCTCTGGGGTTGATGTGGCGAATATCACGCTTGCATGGCAAAACCGGACAGACGAGGGGACGCTCAGTAACGGCTCGTGGTTGTCCACGCTGCCACTGACCAACCTGCAGGACCGCACGGTTCAGAAAGTGGCACGATCCACAAATGCGAACCTAACATCAACGAAGTTTGACATTGACCTTGCAAGCGCCAGATCTATTGGCGTTGTTGCGCTGGTTGTCCACAACGTCAGCGTCGTCGGCAAAATCAGAATCACAGGTGATGATGCGTCCGACTTCCTGACGCCGGTGTACCAGACTGCGTGGATTGACTGCTGGCCGTCCGGGCAAATTCCTCAGAGCCTGCTGGAGTGGGAGGAGGACAACTTTTGGCTGGGCACGCTCTCATCCAACGCTCGCGCTGGCTACCAAAGTCCGTTCATCCACTTGCTGCCCACCGCGCAGGTGCTGCGCTATTGGCGCGTGGAAATTGACGACACCGCAAACAGTGACGGCTATCTGCAGGTTGGTCGGCTTTTCATGTCAGCCGCATGGACACCGACGCTGAACTACACGCTAGGAGCGACGCTTGGATACACGGACCAGAGTCCCGTGGATACGTCGTTGTCGGGCGCGGAGTTCTTTGATGTTCGCAGCCGTGCGCGAGAGTTTGATTTGGCGCTTGACGGCCTGACCGACTCCGAAGCCTATGACTACGCGCTGCAGATTCAGCGCTTGGCCGGCACCACCGGCGAGGTGTTGGTAATTCCCGACTCGGCGGACACCACGCGGGTTGCCATCCGAAGCTACCTCGGGCGCCTGGTCGGTCTGTCGCCGGTGGAGCAAGTGCAGCAAAACCGACACCGCGTCGGGTTCAGACTGAGGGAGCTTCTCTAATGGCATCGGTTACGTTTTCGGTTTCGGTCGGTGGTGACGGATCAACCGTCACAGATGATGCCAACGCCACCACAGGACTTGGCAACGGCGGCCACAGGACGCGTTTTGTGCCGTCCCTGGCGCAGGTAGTAGCGGTTGCTTCGCAAATGGTCGCCACAGCCACCACAGTGGCCTCTCAGGCGTCGCAGGTATCGCTCGACGCGGCAGCTACGGCGCTGGCGTATGACCAGTTTGACGACCGGTGGTTAGGCGCAAAAGCGGCCAACCCGACGCTGGACAATGACGGCAACGCGCTGCTCACAGGCGCGGCATATTGGAACACGGTAAGCAATCAGATTCGCATATGGACCGGCTCGGCTTGGGTGGTTCAAACATTCATCCCGACCGCAGCGAGCGGTGTCACGGTGGCAGCTGACGCGGGAGTCACGGCAACCGACGTGCAGTCAGCAATCGAAGAACTTTCCGCCTCGGCGAATCTGTTCGCGTTTTCAAATCTGGGAGGTTTCTGATGCCCGCTAATTTCAAGCCTATTTTCCCGCTTACGCCTTACGTTAAATCGCTCTCGCTTGCTGCGGTCTCGGCCTGCACCACGCGCGCCCCGACGGCTACGGCGAGCCTGGCGGCTGCGAATATTTTGGAATTGACGCCCGTCAGCACCAACGGCCGGCGCATTGACCGCATTGAAGTGAACGCAGCATCGAGCAGCATCACTGCAACGACTGCCGCGCAACTGGTGGGGATTTGGGTCTGGGATGGCACGACGGCTTACCTCGTGGACGAAATCCCCGTGACCGCGCAGGCGCCCAGTACAACGGCCGCGGCGTTTACGCTGTCCCGCGATTACACGACGCTGGTGCTGCCTGCGGCGTTCAAGCTGTTTGCCTCGACCACGGTGGCGACGACGGCCAGCACGACGGCGCTGGTCGTAACCGTTTTTGGCGGGGACTACTGACATGGCGTTTGCGTCGGTTGGAGGATCACGGTCTGGGCCGTTTCAACGCGGCACGGCACTGGTTGCAAGCGCGGCGTTTCCGGCGTCTGGCGGCGTTTTTGCTAACTTTCCGGGCAGCTCCACATCCTCGGGCGCGCTGACAATCGGCCAGTGGAAGACGATCGTGGATATTTCAGGCGCGGGAATTGCTGGCGTTATGGCGGCCGTGTGGGCCAACACCGACACCATTACCCTGAACGTGACGATCGACGGCCGGACGATTTACGAGGGGTCGCTGCTTGGCTCTAGCAACAGTTTTTTATCATGGAATGCGGCAATCACAGGACTCAATGTTAGCACCTACTTTGCTACGGCGGCGCTTCCAATTCCCTTTTTTAGCAGCCTGAAGGTGCAGGTGAAAAGCACCGGCACAACAGCTGTAACGGTCTCAACTCATTACATGGTGAGCGCATGATCAGCATGGAAACCAACGAGGCTGGCGAGCCAGTCAAAGTAACGCGCATTGGCAACAGCGTCATACGGGAGCTGTTCTTGCCGGTTGCGCAAGCGCCATCTGTGTGGCGGTCATATGGGTATGCCGAGTTCATTGACGCCCTAACGCCTGACGAGGCGGTCGCCTTCGTGCAGGCCAAAGCCGCCCAGCCACGGCTGGAGGTCTGGGTCGAGCTTGCGCGGGTGCGTGGCATCAACTTCGACGACCCTGCCACGCGAGCAGCTGCGCCGCTCTTGGTCTCGCTTGGCGTGCTGACGTCGGCCCGGTTGGATGAGTTGATGGGGGGCTGAGTCCTTGCTTCTAAGCGGCTGGCGCGGGAGTGCCTGACGTTTGCCCCGCAGAGCCTGTCAGAACTGCACAAATAGGTCGCCTGACCTAGTTTATATCCCAACTTTCTCCCAGTTTTTCCGAAAGCTGTATCGACGTACAGCCATGCCAAGCCGCCAACCCATTGATTCATAAAGGCCTAGCGTGGCCTCTTGCGGCGTGTAATGGCCGAAAAGAGAGTTCGAATCTCTCCGGGTGCGCCACTTTTTAGTCTATTGGATCAACAGGTTAGGCATGGGGTGGTTGGTTTACTCCCAACTTCCTCCCAGTTTTTCCAGCTTGGCCAGTTCGTTTTTGTCCCGCTCGCCACCAATCCAGCGCGCGTAATGGCGCAGAACCGTCTCGATCCTGTCGCCCAGCTGCGACGCCAGCCACGACGGCTCAACACCCGCTGACAGCGCCCTGCTGGCGTATGTATGCCGCAGTGTGTACGGCCTCCGATACCGCACGCCCGCGCGTTCACAAGCGCTCACGAACGCCTCCGTCAAATGCTCCTCGGCGTAGGGGTTGTTCTTGCTGGTGACGAACACCCACGACCCGGCAAACCGGGTGGCGGTGTGTTCTTTCAAGATGCGCTTGGCCTCACGCGTCAGCAGCACCCGCCGTGACTGGTGGGTTTTTG